CTGAAACTACTGAAACTACTGAGGTTATTAAAGAATCTAATTCTTCTTTAGTAAACATGATAACCGCTATAAGAGAAACGTCTGGCAAAATTACTGAATCTCTTCAATCTGGTTTTGACAAGTCAGTTAATTGGTTGGAAAAAGTTGATAGTTCCTCAGAAAAAGAATCAGAAGTTAGTTCTCAAACCATTGTAGGTAGACTTCAAGAAAGTGCTACTTCTACAATAAATTCTCTAGGTTCCGTATTTACCAAACAAAGTGATGAAGTTGAAGATAGTATAAAAGAACAAACTGACGTTGCTCAAGACATGGCAGCTGCTGAAGAAGAAGGTAAAGCCACAGAAGAGGTTCTACAAGTAGAAGGTGATAGAGAAAAAGCAACACAATCTGCTGAACATATGCAAATTCTTAGAGAAATTAGAGATTCTCTTAAAGGTAGTTTTGGAGCAGTTTCAAAAGATAAGAAAAAGGGTGGACTCCTTGCTGGACTTTTAGGTGGAATTGGAGCAGGTATTGGTGCCATCGCAAAAGGTATCGCAAAAATTGGAGTAGGATTTGGTAAAGGGATGATCGCACTTGGTGTGGGTATTGCTGGATTTATGCTTGCTCTTGGTACTGTCAGTATTCTTTTAGGATTAATGGGAGCAGATGGGTCAGGACTCGCAAAATTAATTCAAGGATTTTTTGGCGCATTTACTATGGAAACAGCAGGTATGATGGGTGGGATTATTCTCGCAGCAGGATTATTATCAAAATTCAAAGTAAGTCCTTTAGCATTCGCAAAACAAATGACAGCACTTGGTGCTGGTATTACTGGATTCTTTGCTGGTATTCTTTTAGGAGATGCACTAGGACAACTTGGTACAATGATTGGACTTGATGGAAAATCTATTGGTAAATTAATGACCAATTTCTTTGGTGGTTTAACTCCATCAGCAGCCGCTGGTCTAGGAGTTGTTGTAACCATAGCTGGTTTGTTAGCAGGCTTCAAGGTTGATGCAACACAATTCGCAAAACAAATGACAGGAGTCGGAGCTGGTATCGCAGGATTCATGGCTGGACTTCTTCTTGGAGATGCCGCTGCTAAACTTGGTGCGATGGCAGGACTTGATGGTGGAAGTATTACTAAACTAATGGATAATTTCTTTGGTGGAATGACACCAGCCGCCCAATCAGGATTAGGAATTGTAGTATCTATTGCTGGTTTACTAACGGCATTTAAGGTTGATGCGTTACAATTCGCAAAACAAATGACAGGAGTTGGTGCTGGAATCGCTGGTTTTGCGGGTGGACTTCTTCTTGGAGATGCCGCTGCTAAACTTGGCGCAATGGCTGGTCTAGATGGTGGAAGTATTACTACACTAGTAAACAATTTCTTTGGTGGAATGACTCCAGCCGCTGTTGCTGGTCTGACAACTATCACTACCATTGCTGGACTTTTAACAGCATTCAAAGTTGATGCATTATTATTTGCAAAACAGATGACAGGAGTCGGAGCTGGTATTGCAGGATTTGGAGCTGGACTTCTCTTGGGCGATGCTGCCGCCAAACTTGGTGCAATGGCAGGACTTGATGGTAAGAACCTTAGTAAATTAATGTCAAATTTCTTTGGAGCTATGACTCCAGAAATAGCAGCGGGTATGGGAGTAGTTATTACTTTGGCGGGAATAGCAGCAAAACTTTCTATTCCCGCAACTCAAATAGCTTTAGGAATGACTGGAATTGGTGCTGGTATTGCTGGGTTTGGTCTTGGTATTATTATGGGTGATGGTGCTGCAAAACTTGGCGCAATGGCAGGACTTGATGGTAGTAGTCTTGCTAAATTAATGGGAAATTTCATGAGTGCATTTGATGGAATTGGTCTGGTCGCCCTTGGAGCATTAATAGTAGCAGGTGCCGCTCTTGGAGCAAGTATAGGTGGAGTTCCTGCCGTGATTGCTGGAATGACAGCAATTGGTGCTGGTATTGCTGCTTTCATGATTCCTATGGTAGCAGCAGATTGGATTGCTAGTTTTGGAACTGGAGAAAATCTAAAACTTCTTCTTACAAATATAGGTGGAGCAATAGGTGGTTTTCTTGGTGGTATAGGCAAAGGTATCGCCGATACAATGAAAGATGTTGATGGTAAGAAATTATCTGAACTTGGAGAAGGAATTGAGGGTGTAGGAAAAGGAATGATAGCAGCCGCCGCTGGAATGACCGTTGGTTTAATTGGTGGTTTGATGGGAGGACTTGGTTCTTTCTTTGGAGTTGAAAGTCCTATTGATAGAATAATTGCTATATCTAAAGATAAAAGTATTGATGCAGCAAGATTAAAAGTACTTGGAGAAGGAATTGGGCCTCTTGGGGAGGGGCTTAAAGCGTTTTCTGGTTTTAAAATAGAGGGTGGTTTCATTGGCGATAGTGATTTAGAAACATTTATTAAAATTATAGCCAAGTTGGGAGATTCAAAAGTTAAAATTGATACAGTTCAGATCCAAAAGATTGCTGATGGTATCGGGCCACTGGGTACGGCAATGGCTGGTTTCTCCGGTGTAGAAATGGATAAGCTTGATGATATAGATGATTTCTTTGCAGCATTAAACTCGAAAGCAATAGGGAAGATGGCTTCACCAGAACAACTTCAAAATGCTGCCAAAGGTATTGACCCATTAGGAAAAGCAATAAAAACATTTTCCGGTATAGACATGGATGCACTAACTGGTGGATGGGGAGAAGATAATTTAGGAAAGTTTTTTGCGGGTGTAGGATCAGCAGTAGAAGAAGTTAAAGATCCAGGAAAATTAAATGCAGTTGCATCTGGAATAACAGTATTGGGTAATGCACTACAAACTTTCAAGGGAATAGATTCTGATAAAATGAATTTTACCCCATTCTTTGAAAGTCTGGAAATAGGTGATCCAGAAAGAATGAAAAAGAATTTGGATATGTTAGGATGGACAGCACCAAAGATTACTGCTACTGCGGTCGAGGGTACTGATGTCAATACAGGTCAAGTAGGGGGATTAGTAACCGAAACTGGTCCATGGGTTCTTCATGGTACAAAAAAAGAACCAGAATTTATTTTAGACCAACAAGCCACTCAAGTCTTCATGAAAGCAGCGACACTCTTAACTGGTTCTCAAATGTTAGAACAAGAAAGAGCGGGAGGTGGTGGACCACCCGTAGTAATAAATCAAGTGGACAATAGTCAGGCTAATCCTGTAATCTCAAACCAGGCTACACAGATTAAAGCCTCTGAAAGTCCTCACGCGCGTGAGTCCACCAAAGCTATGTTAGATCAAGCTTACGCTATGGGTTAAGCTTCTTCAGCTAACTTCTGGAAATACCCCATTGCTTCTTCCTCAGTACCACCACTATCTACTTCCGCAGTAGCAGGAGTGGAAGGTGGATTATAAGGTTGACCACCATCAAATGGAACATCTTCTGATTTTGGTGCTGAAGCAACTTCTGTTCCAAGACCAAGAACCCTGTCTAACTTTTCTTTGAGTTCTTCAAAGGGTTTGAACTTATCATCACTAACAATCTCTTTCAAAGAATGTTCTATTTTCCAAATCTCTTCCATCTTATCATCATCTTCTAGAAGAGCAGAAGGAGTATCAAACTCACTCTTATCATAGTTAGAGAAACCTTCAACCTTACGGATCTTCATCTTGAAGTTTGCACCTTCCCAAAGGTCAAAAGGATTTACTGGAGTTTCATCTTCAAACTCTGGATTCATTAGGTCATTAATCTTGTCAAAGATTTTCTTACCATAACGATACAATTTCACTTGTCCTTCATTTTCAGGATTAGCAGGGTCTTTAATGACATACACATTAGATGTGTAATTCAGTCTACGTTTCTGTTTTCTGGCAATTTCCTTATTCGCCTCAATTCCAGAATTCCAAAGTTTGGAATTATGTTCACTAACTGGATCTTTTTTACCTTGAGTGGTCAAGGAATTTTCAATGTACCAGCCACCTGGTCCTTGAAATCCATGATTCCACATTCTTGCCCAAGGAAGATCTTCACCATCTGGAGCGGGGAGAAAACGGACAATAGAATAACCATTACCTGACTTGTCCAATTCTGGACGCCAGTAACGATCATCTGCTTCACCAAATGTATTAGGGTTGGAAATTTTCTCTGATTCTTTGATTAAAGAAGAGAGGTTGGATTTACGTTGTTTCTTCATATCTGCGAATGACATAGTATCCTTTCGTATTTTAATATGTGTGTATTGCAGTGTATACTAAGTATTATAACATATATTTGTGGTTTGTCAAGTCCTCCTTTCTATATTGGTAGTTTAGCGGTTTTGGGAAAAAAGTTTAACTCTTCTGCTTCTTCCCTTATTTGTACTTTAAGTTTTCCATTTACTAATTGTGCCGCAGTTTCAGGTTCCATTCCATTCATGTCACAATAATGTAAAACAGCATCCATATAACTTAAATTAGTCTGTTTAACTAATTCTTGAATCTTAACAAAAAATTCACTTGACGTTTGTGTTTGTAATGGCATTAGTAAAGCTCCTGTACTCTGTCACAAATTCCAAGCTTTTTCGCTTCCTTTCCATCCAACCATATGTCTTGTGGTGGAAGTAGAAATTTACGTATTTCTTTATCTGTTAAACCAGTACATTTTTTATAATGTTTTATCATTCTCTTGGTAGTTAAATCAAACTCTTTAACCGCAGCAAAAAGTTCATGTTCTTTCCCCCAAGATCCCCAACTAAATTGATGAGACAAAATAGAAGTATTTGGAGTTAGTGTTCTTTTTCCAACCACTCCAGAAATAAAAATCAATAATCCAGCAGAAGCAATCAATCCAAGCCCTGTTGTTTTAACTGGAATTGCTGATCCCTTCATCACATCAATGAGAGCAAAAGCCGCAGCAAGATCACCACCTGGAGAACAAATAACCAGATTTAATTCTTTATGCATCTTTTCTGTATTTTTAAAATTAGATTCTAATATCCATTCAATTGCTGATTGTGCGGAACTGATTGAAACCTCTTCCATTAATAAGTGTAAACCAGCATCACTTATACCACTAACTTCTTTCTTTGTTTCTTCACTTGCCATAATATATTGATTGTTTAATTGTTTGATAGACTTTTTGCCCATTTACCCATCATTCCAAGGGGCTCTTCCACACTTTCAAATACAAAACTACGTCCCCTCATTTTAGAGTAAAACTCGCCAGACTTATTAGGCTTCCATTTTCCAGTTATTTCTTCTTTATCAAATCCAGGCCAATCTGCTGTATGATTAGTTCCAATTAACATAGCGTCCTTATCACCACCTGGCTTATAAAGTACGCTATCTTGTTCATACTTAGCCCCAAGCTTTTTAATAAGACTTTTAAACTCATTGTCTTGTTCACTATTTCCTATAACAAAATAACTATCTTCACCAACATCTTCAGCATCAGGTTTACCAAAGTTTTCTATGTATCTACCAGACACCTTAAAGTAACCTAACCCAGCTCTTCTAATATCTGATTCTAGTTTCTTATTTCTTTTTTTATTATCTTGATAAGTGTATGTACCCCGAAAAGCAGTCATCATACCCACAGGTCTATCACCCTTTAGATGAGTATTAATTCTTGAAAATGATGCTTCTTCTAGATAATGCTTAAATGGTTTCATGTCGTTATATTGTTTTTAGATTTGTAATCTGAGATTGCTGCTTTAATTGCGTCTTCTGCCAAGACAGAACAGTGGATCTTAACCGGTGGTAGCGATAATTCCTCAACGATGTCCGTATTCTGAACAGTATTTGCCTCATCCAATGTCCTACCCTTAATCCATTCAGTCGCCAACGAAGAAGCTGCGATTGCACTTCCACAACCAAAAGTCTTGAATTTGGCATCAATAATCTTTTCATCTTTATTTACCTCTATTTGAAGTTTCATTAAATCTCCACAAGACGGAGCGCCCACAAGAGCAGTACCGACAGATTTACTCCCACTATCCAAACTGCCAACATTTTTTGGTCTTTCGTAATGTTTAAGCACTTCATCTGAGTATGCCATTATTGCATCCAAGCTGGTTGACTATTAACCTCTGCGGATTTAATTGAAAAACTGGTAGAACAACCACACGTTGAAGTTGCTCTAGGATTTTGAAATCTTGGGCCTGGAGCTGATAAATCAGTAGACCACTCTATTTCAAGACCATCTATAATAAGATGACTTTTTCTATCCACGACTATTATAACACCATTAGACTCAAATGTCAAATCCCGCTTATTTGGATTATCAAACGTGAGTACATATTCATAACCAGCACATCCTCCGCCCCTAACAGTAACCCTTAAAGGTACTTCATCACTTAATTCTTCATCTTCTCTAATTCTTTTGAAATTCTTTGCTGCTCTTTCGGTCAGTTGAATCAAAAGTCTCCCCTAGTAACGGCTTTAAGTGCATCAATTTGCTTATTAAGAATATCTGTACGATTCGGCCAGCGAATCCATTCTCTCTTATCACCATCCTTGGCAAGATTTTGAAGAAGGGGAAAAATTAAACTTTCCACCTCATTCATCCGTGTACTCCACTTGTCATTGAGTTCTTCTTTACGGTCAGTCATTTCATCACTCATAGACCTCATGCTTTCAGTCAAACTAGAAATCTTAGATTCTATTTTTTCTAATTCTGGTTTCATACTAGCAGTAGCAGTTGAAACTACTTCTTTAGCTGTATCTACTGTTTTTGTTTGTTGTGCTGCATATTCATCAGCACTCACTGTACTGAAACCAAAATCGTTTAAATCAGACATTGTTGTCTCCGTTACTGTTATGAAGTTGCTTAGATTCTGCATCTTCAGCATCTTCCTTATCTTTAAACCAGTAATCCGTGCTCTTTGCTAATACTGCCACATATGCGCCCACGAGAATATTAACTAAATCTCGATGTTCAGATAACAATGTTGTAAAGAACAACAGATATAATAAAATTAAAAATGTACAAGCTATAATGAGAGATAATGTAAATCTCGCTAACCAATTTAATTTCTTTCTGGTTTCAATTCTTTCATATTTTAAAGCTTCCACTGGATTTTTCTCCCATAATGCTTCTTCTGAAGCGTCAATCATTTCAACAGATGTATTAACCTTATTATCACTTTCTCTTTTTTTTCTAGTATTTTTTAGACCTTTTGGAATTTTAATCATTAATGTTCCTCATACTTAATACTATGTTCTTCAAGTAATAATTGTCGATTCGCCATATGTTCACCTTGAACATCATCTTTGTTTTGCCCCCAATATCCAACAGCATAACCATTCTCACACATCCACTTGTTTACGTTTGTCCATCCACCAAATTCATGTCCATCTTCTGTACAGTTAATCCAAATCTCACCCAATACTCTACCAAACTTTCCTCGGCTGTCTGACTCTGGACATCTACATTGTATTTCAATATCATCTCTGTCTGACAATATTGCCCAATGTATCCACGATGTTAATGCTTTTTTGGATAGTTTACCATAAAATTTTTCTTCTAAATCTCGTGTTCGTGATTCAGGGGTGTCGATTCCGAGTAAGCGAATTCTGTTACATATCCGTACATCGAAACCCAAATCAAAAACTGCATCAATGGTGTCTCCATCAACAATTTTTTCTACTGCTGTTATATTGTATATAAATTCACAAGGTTCTTCATTTTTATATTCAGCCATTATACCTTTCTATAACCCTAGTACTGATTTATTCAGTTGGATTGAAGGGTTGCTTTGTTTAAGCGCAACCCTAAAAGCTCATTTAACTTACTTCTTTTCTACGAATTCATACAACTCAGATGCCTTCTTCTTGATATCCTCAATGGAATAAGAATCGGGCTGAAGTTCACTCCATAACTTCATGTTTGCTTCACCTTGTTCTTGTGCGAGTGACCATGCACTTGTCACATAATCTTGGTTGCGTTGAGCTTGGTCTTGGAGATAACCTTGTGCCATCTCTAATA